AATGAGATAACATTTTACAATGGTAGTAAGATAATCGGATTCCCTGCAATAGAACCTGACAGACTTCGTGGAGTACAGTTTCACAGAGCATGGTGTGATGAACTTGCATCATGGAGATACAGAGAATCATTTGACAACCTTATGATGGCACTAAGACTAGGACAGAATCCTAAGTGCATCATTACAACAACACCAAGACCAACAAGACTAATCAAAGAACTTGCAACAAGAAGTGATACAGAAGTCATCAAGGGTAATACATTTGAGAACATAGACAATCTAGCACCATCAGCAGTTGCCATGCTCAAAGAAAGATATGAAGGCACAAGGATTGGAAGACAAGAACTTTATGCAGAGATACTAGAAGATGTAGAGGGAGCATTATTCAACTCAGGATTGATAGAAGATGCAAGAGTAAGAGAAGCTCCTGAGCTAGAAAGAATCGTTGTAGCAGTAGACCCTGCTGTAACATCAACAGAGAACTCAGATGAAACAGGCATCATTGTTGCAGGTAGAGATAAGGATAATCACTTTTATATTTTACAAGATGCTTCACAAGTAACCTCTCCTGATGTGTGGGTGAAAAAAGCAATAGAGTTATACAATCGTTACGAATGTGATAGGATTGTAGCAGAGGTTAATAATGGTGGAGATTTAATTGAAAGACTTTTACGAACACAAGACAGCACAGTTCCTTATACAAGTGTTCGTGCTACGAGAGGAAAGCAAGTTAGAGCAGAACCAATCTCTGCATTGTACGAACAAAACAGAATACACCATGTCGGCTATTTCAAGGATTTAGAAGAACAGATGTGTCAATTCACAGGAAATAATGTAAAATCTCATGATGACAGGGTGGATGCTTTGGTATGGGCTATAACAAGTCTGCAAAGCTCAGGTAAAGCAATTTTTAGGATAAGTTAAACATGGGATTATTTGATAGATTTTTTAAGGCAGAAGAAAAACCAACACAAAAAAAAGAAGCACCTAAAGTTATGTTTAACAAACTTGATGCTTACTCATCTAAGACTAACAGAAGATATAAAGACTATGCTAAAGATGGCTACCAAGAAAATGCTATTGTGCATAGATGTGTACAGCTTATCTCTAACTCTGCATCAGCAGTAGACTTGTGTGTCTATAGTGGTGATACAAAACTAGACAACCATGAACTCATATCATTACTTGCAAGACCTAACCCATTGCAATCAGGTGTAGAATACTTTGCATCACTATATTCTTATTTACTAATATCAGGTAACTCTTATATCCTAAGAGATACAGAATCATTTACACCACCAAGAGAATTATATTTATTAAGACCTGACAGAATAGAAATCAAGGCAAGTGAATCAATCATACCAACAAGTTATAACTATGTCATAGATGGCATAACTAGAAATGTATATCCTGTAGACCCAAAGACAGGTAGTGGACAAATCAAACAGATTAAGCTTTGGTCTCCACTAGATGATTTTTATGGACTATCACCAATCGGTGCTAGTGCATACAACATTGACCAACACAACCTTGCAGGGATGCACAATGTGGCACTTCTTAAAAATGGGTGTACTCCTAGTGGTATGCTTAAATTTGAACCCACAGATGAGACAGGGATGTCTACCCAATTAACAGATGACCAACGAGCTAGATTGCTAGAAGATTTAGAGTTTAGGTTTCAAGGAACTCATAACTCAGGAAGACCGATGTTACTAGAAGGAAACTTCTCATATCAGCAATTAGGCTTGAATCCAAAGGATATGGATTTCTTAGAACTGCTAAATTTATCAGCAAGAGAGATTGCCTTGTGCTTTGGTGTACCTGCTCAGTTGATTGGGATTCCTGATAGTCAAACATACTCAAACATGGAGACAGCTAAACTTGCACTCTATGAAGAAACAATCATTCCTTTACTAAGTAGAGTTGAATCAGACTTAAATGAATACCTAGCACCACTTTACAGTGGAGACATATCAATAAAATATGATTTAGATTCTATTCCTGCAATGGCAGAGAAAAGAAGACAAATCTATGACAATGTTACACAAGGTGTTAATGCAGGTATCATTACTCGTAACGAAGCAAGAGAAAGATTAGGATTAGAAGAAGTATCAGGTGGTGATGATTTATACATTCCATCTAACTTATTCCCAATCGGTGAGACAGAAACATCACCTGAAGATAGTGCTAAACCTGTAGAAGTTGATGAAGCAGAAAAGTCTTATGAAGAAGTCTATGGAATCAAAGAAGAAACATCTAAGGATGTATTCACTACAGAAGAAGAAGCAATTGACCGAGCTGAGGAGATAGGATGTGTCGGTACACATTCACATCAGCAAGATGGTAAAACAATTTACATGCCATGCAGAACACATGCAGAGTACGACAGGCTAACAGAAGAAGAAAAAGCAATAGCTGATTTAAACTTAACACCATCAGATGCAATGGTTACAGAAGCACAACGAGGATTGGATTGGAGAAAAGAATTTAACAGAGGTGGTACAGCAGTAGGTGTATCAAGAGCAAGAGATATCGTAAACAAAACTAGATTATCTCCAAACACAGTTCTCAGAATGTTCTCATTCTTTTCAAGACATGAAGTAGACAAACAAGCAGAAGGATTTGACAGAGGAGAAGATGGCTATCCATCAGCAGGTAGAATAGCATGGGCATTGTGGGGTGGTGATGCAGGATTTAGTTGGGCTAAAACTAAACGTAACCAAATCATGAGAGAGCAAGATAAGTCTTTCGATGATATGGAAACGAAAGTTGCAGGTGTTACAGGCTCGGCACTTAAAGGTTTAGAAAATAAGGTTAAAGACCATAACGATAAACATGGAGACAAAAAAGGTAAGAAAGTTACTGTTGGAATGTTAGCAAGAGTTTTTAAACGAGGTATTGGTGCATATCGTACTAATCCACAGTCTGTTAGACCATCAGTTAATTCTGAAGACCAATGGGCTATGGCTCGTGTTAATGCTTTCTTAACTGCTGTTAGAACAGGGAAGTTCTCAGGTGGCAAGTTTGATTTAGACTTACTACCAAAAGACCATCCTTTGTCTAGCAAAGACTAAGGAGAATTAAATGCCAAGCACAAACAGGTCTAGTATATCACTAGCCACAGCTCATGATATTGTCAGAGCATGGAATCTACCCAACATGAAAAGGCAAAAAGATGTCTTTGAATATTTAGGGTTATCAACCGATTCAGGAACAATGTCTTTTTACAGACAACAAGCTGAAGAAATGACAGGTATACAATTACTACCACACAATAATAATTCTAATGTGATAGTAAGAAGTGAGAGAGCCAACTTACCACCACTAACTAACAAAGTAGAGATAACAGACCATGCCTACTCAATGCTTGTATTTTCTGATGCACATTTTGAAGGACACGAAACAGTATCATTTAAGATTATGTGTGAGGTGCTAAAAGATTTAGTCAAAACAAGACAACTTAAATGTGTCGTAGCCAATGGTGATATCATGGATTTATCTATCCTTTCTTCATTTGCAAAGTTCCACACAGAGATAAGACCCAAAGAAAGAACAGTACAAAAAGAGATACTTGATTCACAGGCACAGATAAATAGAATCCAAAAAATAATAGATAGAGCAAAATATCCTATTAAGCAATTAGCAACCTTTGGTAATCATGAAACAAGATTATCTAAAGTAGCCATGTCTTGGGGTAGAGCCTTTGAGGACTTAGAAGCATTTAAGATACAAAACTTATTCCCTGATTGGAATTGGGCTATGTCACACCTAGTTGATGATACTGTAATCATAAAGCATAGAATGAGAGGTGGTGTACATACTTCTTATCAAAACTCTATGAGAGCAGGTATTCACATTGTCACAGGACATACACATCAATTGAACTTTAGAACATTTAACACTTACACATCAAGCTCAATGTCTATACAAACAGGACACTTATCAGAACAATATCATCCTTATCTTGAAGATAATGTTGCAAATGATTGGAACAATGGATTTGCTGTGATAACGATTGACCCTAAAGAAAAAACAGTTCATCCTGAACTTGTACAGGTAAGTAATGTACATCGTTCAGCTTTCTTTAGAGGTAAAAAATATACAGTATGAAAGATTACCCATTAGTGATGGTAGATTGGTTAGACCACACAGCAGATGCAAGATGGGTTGAAAACATTGATACATGTGAACCTGAGTTGTGTCGTACTGTAGGTTGGTTAATCAAAGAAGATAAAAAGTCTTACAAGGTTGCAAATGCAATATCAAAAGAATCAGGTCTAGGTGGCATTTCTGTTATACTCAAATCTTGTGTAGAGGAAATGTGGATAGTAGATGTCGAAGATGAAAAAACGTGAAAGGGTATATTTACAGAAAATAGTAGATTTAGGTTGTATCGTGTGTACTAAACTTGGTTATCATGACACACCTGCTGAGATACATCATGTTAAAAGATTCGGTGCTAAAAGAGACCACCTACATGTAATACCATTATGTCCACATCATCACAGAACGAGCAAAGAATCATATCACTTGAATCCATTATGGTTTAGTGAGCAATTTGGAACACAACAAGAATTATTGGAAGAAACTATGAGATTGATAAATGGCAAAAGTAAGGATTAACAAAAGAAAAGAATACAAAGAGCAACTAAGATTATTTATTACTCTGAGCAATAATGTCAGGAGAAAAATAAGAAAGCACTTCAAAGATTATGGTGATTTAGCTGAGAGCCTATTTGATGACATAGGAGAAGTTCCTAACGAATACTATGATGATTACTACAACGATATGCTCACTATCCTTAGTGCTAGTGCAAGAGAAGTCATTATCACGATGGGTAACAGGCTACATAGAAATAGAATATCTAAAAAGTCAGATGAAATTGACCCTGTTGTTGTAGATTACATAGGTACTAAAACAGCACAAAATGTAAGAAACATTACAGAAACTACTCGTAAAAAGATACAAGCTGAAATTTCATTAGGTGTTGAAACAGGATTGTCAAACCCACAGATATCTAAAAACATACGAAAATCGACTGCTTTTGCTCCATACAGAGCAACTATGATAGCAAGGACAGAAACACATCAAGCAATGAACTATGGAAACCAAGAAGTTGCTAAAAGATTAGGACTTACAAGACCACTAAAAGAATGGGCATCTGCTATGGATGAACGAGCAAGACAATGGCATAAAGATGTTAATGGGCAAAGAGTTGGCATCGATAAACCATTTAAAATAATGACACCGATATCAGGTGGTGGTGTAGCTGAGAAAGAACTGCAATATGCAGGAGACCCACAAGGTGGAGCATCTAACACTATAAACTGTAGGTGTTTCGTAATATACTATGATGAAGGAGATATTATTGACTAAAAAAGAAGAAGGTAAATCTAAAGGTCAAGATTACGAGAACTTTTATACAGAAGGCATAGATAAAGGGCTTTCTAATGCCCAAGCATCTTTATATGCCCATGACTTACTAGCCAAGAAATACAATTATAAAAATCCTTTTACTATCAAACCTAAATCTATTTGACTCTTAGGATGCTCTCGGTTGTTTTTAGTTTAGCCTTGTGAAGTAATTCTTCTCCAATGTTTACTTCTCATTTCCATATCTAACCCATTTTCATTTCGAAACCAAGGTTTATAGTTTTTGTATTTACATAATGTATCATATATTTTTTTCCAACTAGTTCCTTTAGGAAAGTCATGTGGAAAATCTAAATCTAAGATTTGATTATGCTTGTCGGTCATAACACAGATTGCAATTTCTATCCATGCTGTACCATCTACATAGGCAGAACATATTTCAGGAATGTCATCGTATCGGTCATAACACCAAACCTCTCCATTTCTATCCATATGTTGTAATCTTACATGACCATAAAGTGGGTCTAAGATTTCTTGACACATATTTTTCCAATTTTTTCTTTCACTTTTTTTTGTCATAAAATTTCTCCTATAAAAGTGAGAGCATCCTAATTGTCATCAGAGCATTTACCATAAGTTACTTTAACTTATACCTATAGTATATACTATAAGTATACAACTGTCAAGTATTAATTTTATAAAAAAAGTATAAAAAAGCTTTGACAGTATACTTTAGGTATGTAATACTGTAATCATAGTCAATAAAGAATTAATTACTCTTAATTGATTATGACTTGCTTAGAATCTAGATGGTGAAAATCCCTATGATTCTAATGTAAGAATCAGGTGGAAGTCGTGAGTGGATGGAAGAAGTATCGGTCAATGAGACTTAAAAATGATATTTGAAGAAGTCATAACTGTAAAGCACTCATAATATACTGATAGAAAAGGTGGTATATCGATAATGCCACCTTTTTTTTGTTTTTTTTAATAAAAAACCTTTACAAGACTATATACTTTTAGTATACTGTAAATATAAATTAACTAGGAGAAAATTATGACAAA